CCGTGTTCGCTTTCGCACCGGCGCGGTTGGTCTGTGTCGCTGTCAGGACTGCTAGGTTCTCAGCCTGGGCGATGGCGCGCAGGGCTGAGTAGATGCTGGCAAGACGGAACCGCTCATCTGTGAAAGACCGATCGGCTTCCATGATGTCGGCATAGTCGACCACGATCAGGTCGAAGATGATCGACTGGCTCTGATACTGGCTGATAAGGCGCCGCAGGTCAGCTGGACGGAAGGTGCCGGTCGGGTATTCGTGAACCCGCAGCTGTCCAGACTTTTGCTGGAAGGACGCCATTGCCGTTTCAATGCGGGTAGGGTTGGTCGCCAAGTCTTTGACTGGCGTGTTCGAGATATTCGCCTCGATCCGGTCAGCGGTGATGTCTGCCGAGTTCTCCAGCGTGACGAACAGGACGTTATTGCCTGCTTCAGCTGCTTTGACCGCGAAGTATTGAAGGCCGATCGACTTACCGGATTTCGGACCACCCATCAGCGCGGACAGTTCCTTGCGACCCCAGCCGTTGTTATACAGCTCGTTGTCGAGTTCCTTGTGGCCGGTTGTGATACCGGAAGGGATCACCGTACCGCACAGCTTGTCCTGCCGGAGCTTGGTCCGGTCTTTGTAGGTGGCAAGGATATCAACCGCAGCCAGGGCATCGTTAGAGCCGGTGTCGAGCGCCTGGGACATGATCTTTTGGATGCTGTCGAAGTCACGCTTGTCGAGCAGGTCAGCCGCGTTGAGCAGCGCATTTTCAAGGGCGCGTTCCTTTGCGAACTCGGATACGGCATCCACCGTGTATTCCCGGTTCGAGAGGTCCGGCTTGGCATAAACGAACTTCAGCGCGTCCTTGATCTCAGACACCAGTTCAGGCTTGAGCAGCTTCGCGGCTTTCTGTTTGCGAATTTCGTTTACGATGACCTGACCGCTAGGAATTTGGCGGTACTTCTCGAAATGTTCGTTTACGGTATGAGCGATCCAGCCGTGAGCATCGGTGTCGAAGTATTTAGGGTCGATCAGTCCTTCAACTCGCTGCGCGAAAACTTCATCGCGCAATAGCATGGCAACAACCTTTTTCTGAAAGGCGTCATCAAAGTCGAAAGTTTGTGTCATAGAGTTCTCCGTTGCGATATATCTACCGCAACCCAGCTGAATTGTAAATCATCAATGATAATAAATCAGAGCGACAAAGCGGCTTTCTTCAGCTCGTCAAAGCGTTCCTGGCCAAGCCGGGAAACCGCGTAGTCCTCGGTCACCTGTGGCTCGGTGAAGAGGATCTTAATCAGGGCGTATTTCGGATTAGGGCGCTCCATAGCCTGATCCACCAGAAACTTCTGGTACTTGTCCTGATAAGGGTGCGCCTCGTAGTTCGCGACGCTGTAGTTCGGGTTCATGGTCGTGAGCATGACGCCGCTCTCCAGCCGCTCTTGCCAGGAAGCGCAGATGAAGTGGACCATGTTGACGCCATAGATCTGCGTTGGTGCCGGAAGAGTGCGCCAACCGGACCTGTCTGCGTATTCCATCGCAGCGGCACAGTAGAAGTCGTAAGGGATACCGTAGGTGTCAGCGATCGCCATAGCGGACCAGAAGCCGCTCACATAGCGCTTGGAGACGCGAGAGAGCACGTTAGGCTCGGTGAAACGCTTCAAGGCAAAGGATACCCGCCCGCGCCCCTTAACGTTCGTCAGAGAGCGCCTATAACGGTCGGCGAAGACAAAAAGACACTGACCTGGGGTCAGTGTCCTGTAGCCGAACCATTTGGTTTCGTATCCTTCTGAAACGATGTCCCAATTCTTGTGGTCAATAGATCGGCCAATGAAGGCGTCGAGAGCTTTGACTGAAAGGGTGTCGCCGTAGAAGGTCTCTAGGAAGTTTGCGTTATTGCTCAACCTTTTGCCTCTTCAGGAAATCAGGAATCCGACCGTTGAAGGGTTGCTTGGAACCCTCGCTTTCGCTTGCCCCTTTGCGGTTGTAGGCAATCACGATGTCGCGGGCGATGCCGGAGCGAACCACATCGTCTTCTGTGAAGGCGACGTGAGAGAACCAATCGTAATGGCCGAACAGGTTGATCGCGTCTTTCAGACCAGAAGGGCCTTTGATGTCTGTCTGTGCCAGATCACCGTCGATCACGACCTTGGAGTATTTGCCAATCCGGGTCAGGAAGAGCTTCATCTGAGACGGCGTCGAGTTCTGCGCTTCGTCGAAGATCACAAAGGCGTTCTCGAATGTATGGCCACGCATGAAAGCGAGCGGCGCGCATTCGATACGCCCAGCGGCAATCATTCCTTCAACATGGCCTTTTCCGAGCCTTTTGTTCAGGATCATGCGGATCGGAGCGAAGTAGGGGTCGAACTTCTCATCGATCTCGCCGGGGAGGAAACCAAGCGACTCGCCCGCTTCCACAACCGGACGGGTGATAATCAGCTTCTCGATCTTGCGTTCCCGCAGCATGTCAGCTGCTTCGACGACGGCAATGTAAGTCTTTCCGGTTCCAGCCGGTCCAGTGCCGACTGTTACGTCTGAGGTGCGGATAGCGTTGATGTAGGCTTTCTGAGCGTCGGTCTTGGCCTTCAGGGGATTGGTGTCAGCCTTCTCCGGTTTGGTGTGGAAGGTTTGGCTGACCGGTGATTGATTGGCCTGGATACGCCGCTGCATACGCTTTCCCATAAGGTAGTCCCTTTCATTAGAGACCTATATTATACTCATTAATGACTTACAGTTCGCGACTTGATTTAATCTTTCTTCGGGAAGAAATCCTGCCCCTTGTACCAGATCTCATCTGCCTGCCTGTAGTAGTATTCACCGCCGACGACTGTGAAGTCGCGGACCTCTACAGGCTCGAAGACTGACTTCTTCGTTTGGGTGTCAGCGTGGACGATCAGGAAGCCGGTGTTCCACTTCTCGCCTTCGCAGTATTCGGCGTTCGGAACGTGGCCGGCTGGGAGCTGTACCCACTGAGAGGCGCCGTACTGGCGCGTATAGAGAGGCGTTACCTGGAACTTGTGATGGTGGCCGTTCCAGCCAGGGATGCCTTGCTTGATGCCGGAAGGGAAATGGTCACCGAGCAGCTGGTCCCAAAGGAAATAGTTGTTCTTGTGGAGTTCCTTGGTGACGTCCCGGTTTGTCCACGCCTTCAGGTCGGCTTTACCGCAATACTCGATCTCGTATTCGTCGAGGCCGAGCAGCTTGGAAACTGTGAAGCCGTGAAGATCCGCGAGGATCGTCTTCAGGGCAGGCGTAGCGTCCGCCATATGCCGGAGCAGCCGGAACTCATGGTTGCCTTCCAGATAGATGATGTGGGCTTCTGGAGCCGCTTCACGGATGTCTTTGAGAAGGGTTTGAATCCACTTGATGCGACCGGTGACGTCCCAAGTGCGAGGATCAACCCCGTACTTGCCGAACTCAGGAAGGTCGAGCATGTCGCCATTCAGGAAGACGGCTTCTGGCTGGATACGCCGGATGGTTTCGATGAAGACGCGCCGCACAAACGGGTCACAGTCCACGTCATGGAAGTCAGAGCCGACCACGACAGTCTTGAACCGGCCAGCATGGTCTTTGACGTATTTGCCGAAGTAAGAACGCTTCTCAGCTGTCAGGTCGCGGGTGTTGTCGCGGGATGCATGGATCGCAATGTTGCGTTCGAGCTTGTGAGCGCCCCGTGAGAGCTTGATGTCCGCTTGACGTAGGAATTCCTCAAACGTCCCAAAGAAGCGGTTCCACGTCGATTCTGAGACCCCTGAGACCCTGTTAAAGTGACGGCGTGTCATGCGGGTGTCTGGATCGAGGATAATCAGCTCGCGAAGACGGCGGATACAGTCGTCAGCCGTCCAGTGTTCCATGTAGAGGTTCGGCTTTTCGGAGAGCACTGTGTCCTCGTCGCGGCCGTCTGCCAGGTTGCGCTGGATCAGCGTGATTTCTGGCTGTTCGCGCCGGAGGATGCCAATCCGGTTCTTGATGGTTTTGACCGACAGTCCGAAGTGGCGAGCTACGTCTTCCAGTAAAGGGAATTGGTCACGGTCATTGTACGCCTGTGCGAGGTCGAGAGGGAGAATTTGCATAGTGGGTTCCTAGTCAGCCTTCTTCCGAGACACCGCGTCGATGCCCATGTACCCAAGCACGATCGCCGAGAACGATCCGTATAGGGTGAAGATCAAATTGCTTAGTTGATTGATGGTTGTTGCGGCGCCTGGCACGGTTAGACCGAAAGCGATCAGTCCAAACGTGAGCATCGCCATGATCCGAAAGGACCATAGCGCCATGCGACGACGAGCGGCCCAGCGCAGGTCTTCGGCGTCAACAAGGATTTCCTTGTTGGGATCGACCCGGCCGGCCAGCAGATCATTTGTCTTATTTGCCACCGAAACGTGTCTCCATTTTCTGGGAGATTTCGCGCAGGGAAAGAGGTGGCTTGCTTTCCGCTGGAAGCTGGACATGGACCGCATCGCGGGACTTCCAGAAGAAGCCGGATGTGAGGCCGATATCTCGTGCAATGCGGGCGAAGATTTCGTACCCTTTCAGGTTCGACCATTCCACACCGCCCGGTGCAGGTCCGTTGCTGTCCCAATAGAGATCAGCTGCCAGTCCCCATTGATGCCAGGATTGGCCGGGGAGGGCGTTGGTTGCCCATCCACCGGAGCAGGGACCGACGCGTTCGAGGACGTCCGCCAGGAAAGGCGCTCCGTCATCGCGAAGGTAGTGGATCTTCTGCCGTACAGCAGCGGCGCTACGTGACTGACGCCACAGTTTGGCTTGCTTTTCGACGTGGCGCTCGGTCTCATACGGGACCATGAAGACGCCTTCGTTTTTGGCTGTTTCGATAGCCAGTTCCAGTTTCTCGCGAAACTCTGGCTCCAACCGGAGAAGTGAGCGGGACATGTTAAGCCTTAGTTGCAGTACCGGTCCTGTGGGGTGCAGGTTGCGACGTACTCAACTTCGTGTCTGACTGGCTGAACCTTCTGCGTGACGTGTTCCGTAAGGCGCACGCACGCATTGAGAAGGATGATGCCAGTGACAACGGTCAGAGACGCAAGCACCTTGGCCGGTCTTGTGCGAGGCAACCAGTCAGAGAGAGCGAAGGACGAAGAACGGTTCATCATGGGATCAAGCCTCCAGAAACGATGAAGTTAATGATTGCGGTGATGACCCCACCAAGAGACAGGGCAACCGCCCAGCCGAATACGTTCTTGATGTTCTTGCTTGCCTCTTTGACGTAGTAGAGTTCCTGTTTGAGGAGGGCCACGTCCAATTCGAGCTTGGAAACCTTGGCCTGTAAGTCTTCAGACATGAGAGTTCCCCTTAGTCGAATGAAGACCTATTATACCCCGCACATGGTTGTAAATCAATGATGACTAAGAATGTTCCTCAGAGTCATCGCCGTAATCCGAGAGTTCGCCAGGACTGTAAGTCTCGTCCGGTTTCTGTTCAGGATCGCCGGACAACCGGTCGATATCCCGCTGCATCGATTCGATGATCTGTTGCGTTGCGGCGAGTTGCTGGTTTGCTTCAGCCAGCTTCCTGTTCTTCTCAGAGAGTTCGTTCTCAAGCTGGGAACACTTGCGGTCGAGAAAGCCAACGGTCATCGCTTGTTCAGCATAGTCGTTCTGAGCCGAGTTCCGCTGATTGATGATCGCAGCCGTCTGGTCCTGCACCTGGCTCGCGAAGTTCTCCAGATAGGCCAGAACTTCAGCGCCGGGGTATTGATCGTTTGGGCTAAATGGGTGAGACATCATTGCTCCTATTTTGTTTCACAGAATAATTATCAACAATGACTTACAATAGCAAGCGCTTTTTTAGTCGCTTCCCAGGATAGCCTATTCCCCGAAGTTCTGCTTCTGTAGCTTCCACTTCTTCCAGACGATCCCTTCACGCGGATCGTGAATATAGTAGATCTTCTTGTCGTAAGCCGAGAGCTTGACGGGTTTGTCGTTCTGAGTGTCACCGACGATGTAGAAATGGCCGTTAGAACAGGCGACCAGCGCGACCATGTGGTCGATCGCCCGGACATTAGCTGATCCGACCAGTAGACGATACGCGCGGCCACCTGCATTCATGATACCTTCTGCGACGGTAGATGCCAGGCCATCACAGTCGTCGCGGATTTCGTAGCTTTCATCTTCGATCAGCTTGCGCCAGTGCGATTGCCAGTCATCTGAATGACCCTCAGCGGGTTTGTCCGGAGTATAAGTGAACCGGGATTTGACCTTGCGATTGATCTCGTTGATTTTGGACAGGTCCATCAGCACCACTCCCGTTCTGTGTGCGTACACTCTGCGATGCACCACGGTTGTTCCGGGTCACGCAGGCAGGAATGAATGTCAGTGTCGATAATAAGCGTGTCCGGCATTGTATCGACCGGGTCAGGCTTAGGCTCAGCGGCCGTGCAGGCAATCAGAAGCGAGCAGAACACGAGCAGGGAGAGAGTTTTCAGCATGGGAATATTATATCACAAATGACTAACAATCGCCTAGATACCGGTCACGTCTAGAACGGTCAGCATAAAGTCTTCGGCTGGCGTGTCTGCGCCGCCTGCGGATCGAAGATTGAAGATACCCTCGTCAGCTATAGTGAGAAGGCCGCTACCAGAATTGTAGCTTGGGATGCGACAGTTGATTTCCGCTTCATCCGATGAGCGACGGATTGACAGCCCCCGTGCCCCTGGAATCCAGGCGACGGTGCGACCTGTTGGGAGTGTCGCGATTGAGCCGGTGGTGGTGATTGTATATGCTCCAAGGATCAGCATCGGCGGGAGTAGGGCGTCAAAGGTCAAGGTTCCGGACGCGTTGAACATTTGCAAGCCGAAGTCGGAAACCGAAGAAGAGATTGGGTCGAAGATGTAATACGGAACCGTGTCCCCGTTATACCTCCCCAATATCTTGAACGTTGTACTGCTGGCGTTTCTGCTTGTAGACCAGATAGTGTTCCGACCTACCGCCATGATCGCTGTAGGTGAGTTGATTGTGATCGTTGCAACGTAGTAGGTGCCAACATCCAGGGTCTGCTCCTGTGTTGTTGCCACGGTTCCGCTTTGGATACAGACAAGCGTCTTGTCGTCGCCATCAATCTGAAGCGCGCCAAAGTCGTTTTTGAAATATGCTCCGACCGCCATTAGAAGATCATCCCTTGGATTTTCATTGCGCGACTGCTTACGGTTGTGCCGGGAGGCCATGTCCACGACACAGTGCCGCCTGACACATTCACGGAAGGAACCGGGTTGCTGATATCGCCATTGTCATCGATCGCGGCAGTTAGCGATTGCCCAGCCGCCAGTGACACGGAAACGTTTCCGTTTGTACCCTGCGTTACTGTCGCGACCGTGCCGAACTTTCCGACATAGTTAGACGTGTCGAGGATCGGCACTTGAGACGAGTTAAAGACTTGGAGACCTGCTGGCATTACCAGATCCCCAATCTTACACGGAGTGTGTTCGAACTGTCGTACACTTCAATTCGGCTTTGTGTGATGACAAGGCGTTGACCAGATGTCCCAGAGCGGATCGTCGTGGTCCCGTTGCTGGCGACAATGAACTTGTTATTGATGTTCAGCGAGCCAGCCGTGATCGTTCCGAGGTTCGCTGAAATGGCCGACAAACTACCCACGCTGATCTTGCCAGCGGTGATGGAGTTGGCCGCGACTTTATCGGCAGTGACAGCGTTCGCTGCCAGTTCATCCGTCGTGATAGCACCCGCGATGATATGACCGGTGTTGATCGAGTTCGAAGCGATATGGTTGGCATTGATCTCGTCTGCGCCAATTTTGGCGGCAGTGATCGAATTGGCTTGAAGGTGGTCTGTGCCAATTGCGCCAGCTTGGATCTTCGCAGCTGTGACAGCGTCCGCACCGATAATATTGGCGGTTACCGAGCCTGCGGCGAGCGCATTGGTGGTGACCTGGTTTGCGCCGATATGGGCAGCGGTGATGACGTTATCGCCGATATGGACAGCGGTAATAGCGTCATTGCCGATTTGACCTGAGCCAAGCGTGCCAGAGATATCGGCAGCTGCAACGGAAGCCGTCCAGGCTCCATCGTAGTAGCGATAGATTTTACCGTCCGTTGTCAGTGTGACCAGGCGACCGTCGAAATTGTCCGAGTTTGGAAGCGAAGATTTGAGTTCTGGAACAGTCAGGCCAGCCGCGAACGTGCGTGCTGAAATCGTACCGTCGCCGATATGCTCTTCTGCCAGCTGTCCAGAAATGTCGCTTGCCGGGATTGAAGTCACCCATTCCGGCACGCTAGCATCGTAGCGATAAAGCTTCTTGTCAGTCGTCAGGAAGACCACTGAAGGGCCTTCGTACCCTGCGGGGTCCGGAAGCACATCTACGACGTAGTTTGGCTCGTAGCCGCTTGCAAAGCTCGTATAGTCGAGGTCTGTAGCGGAGAAGACTTCGCCGGTTACCGAATAGCTATCAGAAACATTCAAGGTTGCCGGGTCACGGTCGAACGCATCAAAAGGCGCGTACTTGAAGAAACGGTCTGCACCTTCCGGCGCCGTTACCTTGAACTCGTTCTGAAGGATGTCGAAATAGTCATCGGTCGCCGGATCGATGTTGTCTGTTTCCTTGACCCAGATACGGAAGCCTCTGAAGTCGGCATCGTTGGGCATAGGGATGTTGACGGTCGTGCCGTTGATCGACGGGGCACCTGCCAGGTTCGGGGCAGGGTTGGTCACTTCCATCTCAGCAGGAGCCGACTCTTGGTTCTGTCGGCCGATTGCCCGGACGTTGAACTTGAATGTGCGGCGAGCAGCAAAAGACTGACCGGCACTGTCCGAGTTGTTCCGGTCGTAAGTGTAGGTGTAGCGAGCCTCGTTGACGTACTCGGTGCGAACGACATTGTCGTCGGCGTCGAGGATGTTCACTTCGTAGTATTTCAGGATGTACGGCGCTGCGGCGTCACCAGACGAGAAGATGTCGTCCCAGACAAAGGTCGGCTCGTTGCCGGTGAACGTGCCGCTGGTCGCAGACGCGGTTGTTTCCCACTCCACCGTGTAGGTGAAGGTGTCATGCCCTTCGTATCCGCTGTCAGGAACGTACTGGAAGACGCCAGGGCTGGTTTCGGTAACCGTGCCGTTTGCAGGCTGGGTGAAGCTGACTACCGCGTAGGTGCCGTTTGGCGCGTTGTCGTTCGTCAGAACGTTGATCGACCCGGTAGCATCTACCGCGATTGAAAGGCTGTCATTTTCAGCCGTACCACCAGTCGCCGGAGGTGTTGGCGCGGGCACAGGTGTTTCTGTGCCACCTGATCCATCGTCTCCCGTCAAGCGAGTGACATCTACACAGTCCAAGCGGGCATATTCGCCATTATCGGCTCGACCCCAAAATTGAAGACTGTCGCCAGGCTCCAGCGTAACATTGGAGATGATGTGACTGTCTTGAACTCCAGCGCCTGACGCTCCACCTGCGCCAGTCCACGCGCCGATCAGATCGCCGTTTACACGAACATCAAAGTCCGACTCTCCATCATTCTCATTGATGAAAAAGACTTCGATATCAAACGTGCCAGCGTTGCCGGTAAAGGTGGCCGTAGCGGTTCCGGACTGTCCAGACGAATTAACGCGAAGAACCTGTCCGTTAGAGGCAACTGAGTGACCGGTCTCGATAAAGTACGAGCCGCCAACCGTCATTGTTTCGGCTTCAGTGCGTCCAACAGTTAGCGTTCCGTCAGCCGGTCCAGGTTCGGGCGTACCGCCACCTCCACCGGTTGTAGGTGAGCCAACCGTGACCGTTACGGTCGCGGTGTCGTTATGGGTTGTGACAGATCCACCCGACTCTTTGTCGAGCCGGAGACCGGTGATCGCACCAATGAAGTTTGGGGCTTCAAGGTCGTAGGTGAGAACTTCCCAGGCCGAATAGGAAAGACCTCGCTCGGCGCGAACGCGGAACTGGTAATACCCGACAGGGAGATCATGGACGAAGTTTGAAAGGCCGGACGTAGTGAAGGCGTTTTCGAAACCTGCTTCCCAAGCCAGACGTTCGGCTGTTGACCAGTCGTCTTGTGGTTCACCAAGCGTTGGGTCGGCTTGGATAGCAGCATACGTTGTGGCGTCGATGCTCTTGTAATCGACCCGGTAATTGGTGACATTCTCTTCAGCCGGAGGGGTCCAGCGCAAGCGGATGCGACCGTTGATGTCGAAGTAAGTGTCATCGACTGCCAAGCCTGTTGGAGCAGCAAGTTCCCGGTACTCGCCGACAACATTCAGCGAAGAGGTTGGGGCGCCGTTCGATGGTGCGCGGCGCCCCTGTTTGTCGAATGCAATAACCTTGAATTCGACAACGTCGCCCTCGTCGAGCGCGATATCTGCTGAAGTTACGTCATAAACGGTTTTATTTACAGCTTTTTGTAGCTTATTATTTTCAGATTTTGATATTGAATCTTTTTTA